GGGCGCATAATCTCGTGGATACGTGCTGAGTGTTTAATGAAGGGCGCGTATTTGCATTTGTGGGTCCAGCTATCATAAGCATTGAACAGCCAGTACCGGTACATATAGGTTTCCGGCCCCTCACCGATATGGATGTACGGCGTGCGCTGGGCACGTTCAATCAGCCAGTCTGCAACTCTAGGTGAGCTGACGACAAAGGCTAAGGCGCTTGCGGCTAGCTCGCCTAGGCAATCGCGCGCGCCGAGCACAAGCATGCGTGCGATATCGAAGGCGTTTAATTCGGGGTGAAATCGACTCACGCTACATACTCCTGTGAAGTTAAAGCTCCAATTGGGCGGGCGCTGACCCTAGCCCCTTGGTGCAAAATAATATAGATGATCATGAAGATCACTGCGTACATTACAAGTCTTACAATAAGCTTTAAAAACGTCCAACCGATGCAGGCGAAGCACAGTGCGACAAAAGCGAAAACCAGTAGAAAGTCCCCGTGCATGACACATTTTCCTTGTTATGGGTACTATAGGGTATTAATCTTTGCCGTGCAAGAATTTTATTATTCTATTGCAGGGCTAGACCCGTATGCTACACTAAGTCCTAAGTTGCAACTTAACTTTTACTATTTAACTACAGGAGGCAAGCATATGACTGCAAGAGGGGCACGGGTTAAGGTCAGCCCGAAGCAAGATGCACAGTACAAAAAAAGTTGCGCTCAAGGTGTAGCTAATGCCTTAGCCCTTGCGGGCAGCGGTAATAATCTCGCTCGTATCCTGGGGGTATCCTCTGTCGCAATTGTCTATATGAAGCACCGCGGGCAGATCAGCCGCAACGGCGCCCTGCTACTCGGCCTTCTCCCGGGATTCCCGATGAATTTAGAGGATATTCGACCGGATATCAAGGTGCTCGATCCGGCGTGGCTGAAAGACCCGGTATTTAAGAGCAAGCTTGCAGCAGCTAAGGCTTACTTGAAAGCTAACCCTTTGCCGGAGCAAAAACCATGACCAATACGTTAATCCTTGTCCCTTTCCAGGTGCTGATCGCTGAGATACGAGGGTCACGAGGAGACGTCTCTTTCCGTAGAACGCTCCGCGGGTGGAAAGGTGTGTATCGCTTTTACATAGATGTCCTTTTTCAAGGGATTCGCTGCTCTGTGCTCTTAAACGATGTTTGTGTTTGCAACGAGGCTGATTTTATTAACCCTAAGGAAGTAGCTGATTTTCTCAAACAACATTTCCTAGCTGATTTTCTCAAACAACATTTCCTAGCTGATTTTACTAAGGAGACACCGATGCCTACGGACTATGATGACGCACTTGAGCAAGACAAGAGCCTTGCACGGCTAAAAGATGCTGAGGTTTTTGTTGCCTTAAATAGCGCCTTAGATGCGAAGCGTAAAGGTGCTACTGCCCATAGCGATATCCCTGAGGGCCTAAAAGAAGACTTTATTCCTGAAGATTATCTGCAAGATGCACCTCCTCTCGAACAAATCACCGCGGCTACGCTTGAAGATCAAGCAATCGCTTTTGCTCAACGTGTCTGGTCCGAGGGTTTTACTCTCGCGGAGGCTAAACTTGCGCTAAGCCCAGGTCTCAGCTCCGCACAGTACATTCAAGTAGCTGAGAGTTTCACTGCTTCCTGTATCAATTACCTCGGCGTACAGCTTGAATTTAACAAGCCTGTTAAAGGCGAGTAGTCTCACGCAACACAACACGTTTTACTGTAGGCCCCTTGGTTGTTTAGAGGGGCTTCGTTTTCTAAGCTCATAACAGCGAAAATTATGAACGAGCTAAGCCAATATGGTAGTCAGCTTTTGACCAATGGCTATAACATCGTGCCCATACAGCCCGGGGAAAAACATCCGGGGATGAAAGGGTGGAGCACGGTACAGCCTTCCTTCGACAATCTTAATAAGTGGTTAGCCAACGGCCACGCGCATGCAGGTATCGGCATCATTACCGAGTGGGCGCCGGCTATCGATATCGACGTATCCGATGAATCTGTAGTCGATACGATGGTGGACTGGATCGATATGCACATCGGCCAAGGGTTGCGGCGAATCGGCCGTCCGCCTCGCGCCCTACTCGCTTTTCGTACCGATCAGCCGTTTAGCAAAATGCTATCAGCTAAATACGCCGATGCGACGGACCCGACAATTACGCATCGCATCGAAATTCTAGGTAAAGGACAACAGTATGCCGCTCTGCACATTCACCCAGGGACTCAGCGCCCGTATATCTGGCCCGAAGATAGCCCTGCCACTACACCTTACTTTCAGCTACCCCTCTTGCGGCTCGTCGACTGTAGAGCCGTACTCACTGCCTTCGAAGCGCTTGGTGCGCAGATGGTCACCGCCGGTAAGTGGGTGTTCCTTAAACGGGGCGCCTTCGGGGTTGCTGCGGATCTCACGCCGACAGATGTTGATGCGCTCCTTGACCGAAAAGCGCCCGCACCGATCGAGCCGACTCAGCTTGATCACCTGCTAAGTTTTATCAATGCCGACGACTATGATCAATGGGTACACGTCGGCATGGCCTTGCATCATCAGTTCGACGGCAACTTAGAAGGTGTCGACGTATGGGACCGATGGTCACAAACCGGTAAAAATTATAACGGCGTCGATAGCCTACTGGCCAAGTGGAATAGCTTTAGCGAAACCCGCGATAGCGCCGTTACCGTCGCGTCTATCTTTCACTGGGCTAAAACCGAACAAAACGTTCAAGCCGAATCTTACCGGTTACGGTTAAATAAGATGATTGCCGAAGCGCAGTCTTATACCGATTTAATGGACGGCCCGCTGACTAAAGACCTCCGTAAGTACGTTTCAGCTAATCCGGTGATGGCGGTTCCGATCCAAAACGCAGTTAAATCGCGTGCAAGTGCACTTTTAGGCTCGACCGTCCCGCTAGCTGATGTCAAGAAAGCCCTCAAATCGGCCCCTGGCGCCTCTGCCGGGTCATCCGAGGTACTTGCCCCAGGGGAGCACTCTAACGGGGCGCTGTCGGCTCTGTGGGAAGGTTGGTACTACCTCGCTGAGAATGACGAGTTCTTTAGCACGGCGCAATCTAAAGCGTATAGCCCTGCCAGCTTTAACGCTATTTTTAATAAACGCGTAAAAATGCCTGACGATCAGCGCAACGCCTCGGCCCTTGCAACGGATATTTACGGTATGCAAGTTTTAAACGGCGCACGCTATCGGCCTGGTCAGCCTTTAATTTTTACCGATGAACTGGGTACTTGGGCAAATATTTATAAAGATACCGGCGCCCCGTTGCCGCAGTTTTACGATACTGCAGGCACAGAGATCGTAAAAGCCATGCTCGGCCACCTAGAGGCCGTCATCGAAGACCCGCGGGACCGGGAGATGCTGCTTGATTACATCGCCTGGACGGTTCAACAGCCGGGTAAGAAGATCCGTTGGGCAATTTTAGTGTGGGGACATGAGGGTATCGGTAAGACGTTTTTAGCCGAGATGTGTCAAGCCATGCTCGGTACCTCGAACGTCAAACCGGTTGACCCTGCGATGCTCGGCGGCAACTTCCAAGATTGGGCTGCCGGCTCCTTGCTTAATTTTGTCGAAGAGATCCGTTTAGAGGGTAAAGACCGGTACGCGATTCTTAACAAGATGAAACCTTATATCTCGAACGGCTCGGTGCATATCAACCCCAAGGGTAAGACTTCGTACACCGCCGTCAACGTAACTAACTACATGATGTTTACTAACTTCGAAGATGCTTTACCTCTCGACGAAGACAACACCCGCTATTACGTTATTTTTACGCGCTTTAAAACTAAAGAGGAAGCGCGCCAGTACCGCGTTAAACATGAAAAGTTTTACGGCTGGCTGTTTGAGTCTATGCGCGCCAACGCAGGTAGCTTGCGTAAGTATTTTACCGAGCGCGTGATATCCGAAGCGTTTAATAACAATGCGCGAGCACCGGAGAGCCAGGGTAAGCACCGCATGGTTGAGGTCAGCCGTAACGACGAGGAACGCATGCTAGAGGATCTGCTTGATCAAGGAGGCCGCGCCCTGGGCATGAATGAGACGCTGCTGTCTGTGACCTGGCTGCGCACCGTCTGGCCGCTTAGCGGGGCTCTACCGTGGCCTGGGCCTACCCGCATGCTGCGCACCTTAGCCAAGATGGGTTATGTGCGTGTGCCGCTAGCAACTTATAAGTCCAGGGTTAAATTAGGCCGGGGGCTACACACTATTTATACGAAGGACGTGGCTTGGTCTAACTGCACTGATCTTGATTTAGTGCGGGATGCGATAGGAGGGAATTTAGATAACATAGCTGAAGAACACTGATGTACACAGGAGGTACACTACCTGTGTACCGACTTAAGTACTTGATTTCATTCTTCTTTCTTTCTTTTAGTACACTGGTACACTGAAAAAGTAATAAAGAGAGTAGAAGAAGAAATGATATATCGTGATATTACGATATATACATTATGCGTCAGGATAGAGTTTTGTCGATTCCGGTGCACCGCGTGTACCAAATCGCTGAAACCCAATACAGGTAAGGGTTTCAGCCCGTACACAGGGGTGTTCTGAGTGCGTACCAGACGGTGTACCTGACAAGGTTAAAAAGCTTTTTAACTTTTAAATTGGATAAAGAGGGGGTTTTATGGCTAAGTCGGATAATTTTAAGGCGGCTAAGCGTTTAGCTTTACGTGATTTACTAGATTTTTACGGGGGCTCAACTAAGCAGTTAGCCCGAATTTTAGCTATACCTGAAGGCCGAGCCGCCGGATGGATGTCTTACGGGCAAATTAGCGCTAAAGGAGCGCAACTTGTTGAAAAGGTAAATCCTAAATTTAGCGCTGCTACGCTTAGACCTGATCTTTTCGGGGGTAAAGATGGCTAAAATTGCAGCTTTATTAAAACCTCTCGCTAGGCCTGCTACGCTTGCTAAGACTACTAAATCTCTTGAGATAGGGGTTAAAGTTAAAACTAAGGCTACGAAGCCTACTAAACCTAAGATAAAACTAGAACATACCGACCAAGTTATATTTACGGCTAAGTTAAAAACGTTTTATCCCGACGTACTGGGCTACGCCGTACCTAACGGCGGCTCCCGTGGTGAGATAGAACGTGTGCGTCTAGCCGCCGAAGGTGTTCGCGCAGGTGTATACGATTATTGTATACAAGAAGCAAGGGGCGGTTATTTTGGCCTCTATTTAGAGTTCAAGCGCTTAGGCCGACAAAATGAAAAGAACGGGGGCCAAAGCGAGGCCCAAGTTGAGTTTGCCGCAGCGGCGCATCGTAAAGGGTATTGCTGTATTGTCGTGTACGGGCATAAGCACGCCTGGGACGTTTTCAACTGGTATATGGATTTTGCCGTTACAATCCCCGTCAGATAACACAACTGAAAGCTATCGAGGTTTGCCATGCTGCAGGATCAAGGCGCGGCGCAGGATCAAGAAGATGAATTAGAGGAGCTGCAGGCTCGCCTTGAAAAGCGGGCTGTTTCCGTTCGCTCAACGGCTATCGATCCGCCTGATTGGTTTGACATGCGTGTTATGCAGCAACAGAGAGACAAGCGCCTTCGGTCGTTACGCAAGCGCAAGTTAAATCGTAACTGGATATCCCCGCGGTTCCATCGATAATTTTGAGGTGACACTATGGCCTTCCCTAATTCTCAGTCCAACCCTGCCTCTGCTATCCCTGTCTGGATTGCCCCCGCACCTGCAGGTAGCGGCTCAACTCAGCATGTTGTCAACCTGACGACCAATGAGACTCTGGCCGTAACGACAGGACCAACGTTACTCGAAAGCATCATCGTTGGAGTGGCCGGTGTGACTTCGACTATCGTGGTTGACGATGGATCTAACGTGAAACTTACACTGTCTACTACAGCCGTTAATGTTTATCCGGTGAATATCCCAATCGCTACGGCGCTCAACGTCACAACGGCCGGCGGCACTGCGGCGAATATCACGCTTATCTATTCAGAATAACCGGAGGCAATTACCGAGCTAGCACCATGGCTAAAGCTAAAACCAAGGAGCAACTTGAGCAAGAGTTAGCTGCTGCGCTCGCTCAAGTTGAAGAGGTGCAAGAGGCGTACATGAAGGCCATCACGCCCAAGGCCGCGAAGTATAAGCCTACAAAGCTTGTCACATTTACTCATGCGGTTATGACCGAGCTTTGTAGCTATATCGCCGGTGGCCCAGGTGTGCGAGGAATGACCGTTACTGACGCGACTAATCAACCTGGCATGCCGAGTATGAGCCTGCTATTTACCTGGCTCGATAAGGCTGCGGCACCTGAAGAATACCCTGAGTTTAAAGGCGTAGCAGAGATGTACGCGGCTGCGCTTGAGGTCCGCTTGCAATCTATGCAAGACGAGTGTGTCCAGATTGCCGATGATGACCGTATCTCGCTAATCGAAGAGACTGAACAAGAGCTAGTGTATCGGCGCGGCAAGCTTGTTATCGACCCCGAAACAGGCAAGCCTAAAATCCGTATCACCAAGCAAAAGATTAAACGCATTGACAACACTCAACGTGCCAACTTACAGATAACGACACGCCAATGGATCATGGGGCGCATGACGCCTAAAAAGGTTAGGGTTAGTCAAATGGACTATCGCATTAGCCAGGGTAGCGCAACTAATCAGGAAGGCGCTGACGACCCGGCTTTGATCCGTATCATCGGTGGCTTGCCGGCCGACGCACAAATCCGCGAAGAGCCGAAAGTGACGTATCTCGAACAGGCTGAAGACGGGGTGAATCGCGATGCCTGAAATCATCCTGCCTACACTACACCAGGGGCAGATAAACGCGCATCTCGCACGTGGCCGGTTTAAGGTATTGCGATGCGGGCGCCGCTGGGGCAAGACTGAATATCTGACTACGGTTGCTTGCGATGCTGCGGTTAAACGTGAGTCGGTTGGTTGGTTTACGCCGGAGTATAAGCAGCAGACCGAGGTATATGAACAGATCCTTGATATCCTGGAAGTCGTTAAGCGTCGGTCGTCTAAAACCGAAGGTGTGATCCGGCTAGTCACAGGAGGCCGGATTGACTTCTGGACCTTAGAGAACCCGCGTGCCGGCCGGTCCCGCAAGTACCACAAAGCCATCCTTGACGAAGTGGCTTTTGCTAAACCGAATATGATGGATATCTGGGCCAAATCCATCAAGCCTACCCTGCTCGACTATCGCGGCACAGCAATTGCAGCGAGTACGCCGAACGGGGTTGACCCAGATAATTTCTTCTACAAGATATGCAATGACCCTGAGAACAAGCACGGGTTTATCAGCTATCATGCGCCGTCGCATAGCAATCCTTTCCTGCCGCCCGAGGAGTTAGCTCTACTCCGGGTACAGAATCACCCGCTTGTCTTTAAGCAAGAATACCTCGCTGAGTTCGTGGATTGGTCCGGGGTGCAATTCTTTAGCCTCACGGCGATGCTCGATAACGGCGTGCCCGTGCCGACCCCTCAGCACATCGATACTGTGTTCGCCGTGATCGATACAGCAGTTAAGACAGGCAAGGATAACGACGGTACCGGCGTAACGTATTATGGATATTCCGAGTTCCACGGCAAGCCGCTTACCATCTTGGATTGGGATGTGCTGCAGATCGAAGGCGCGCTGCTTGAGACCTGGCTACCCACGGTTTTCCAGAACCTAGAAGCGCTGTGCGTTAAGACCAAGGCGCGTAACGGATCACAGGGCGCTTTCATCGAAGATAAGGCTTCAGGTACTATCCTTATCCAGCAGGCCTTGCGTCGCGGGTGGCCTGCACAGGCAATTGACAGTAAACTTACGGCACTAGGCAAGGATGAACGGGCGATTAGCGTCTCAGGCTATGTCTATCAAGGCCTCGTTAAGATCACTCAATACGCTTACGATAAGGTAGTGCAATACAAAGGCGAGACCCGGAATCACTTTCTCACCCAAGTGCTCGGATTCAAGATAGGCGTGAAGGATCAAGTAGATGATTTACTGGACTGCTTCACTTACGGTATCAGCTTGGCCCTCGGCAACGGCGACGGCTACTAAGGATTTAAATCATGGCCGAATACGAAATCAGCAACGGCACGGGCACAGGGCAAGCTTTTGCTCAGATTATGAGCGGCGGCGATATCCAGCCAGGCGACTCGCCTTCTTACGAATTGTGTAAGCTGATCTATCGCTATCACCCGCTCGGCGCCAAGATGGCGCGCGCGCCGATTAAGATGGCGCAATCCCAAGAGCGCAAGATAACGATTAACGGTGGCCCCGAAGATCGTTTGCGCAAAGCTTTTGAGGACGAGTGGCTGAATCTTGAGAATGACAAGAACATCCTCAACGTTGGTTCGCTATCTCGGGTGTACGGGGTTGCGACGGTCATCGTCGGCGCCGTCAATATCCCGACAGATAAACCGATCGACCCGTTCAAGTGGCCTAAGCTTGAACTCTATTTCAACGTACTCGACCCTTTGAATACGTCGGGCTCACTCGTGCTTAATCAAGATCCTAATGCACCTGACTTCCTGAAATACAAGGACGTGACGGCCGCCGGCCAGGTTTATCACCGCAGCCGCGCCTGTGTGCTAATGAATGAAGAGCCGGTATTCCTCGATTACACGGGCTCGGCCTTCGGTTATGTCGGGTGCTCGGTCTATCAGCGGGCACTCTACCCACTTAAGACGTTTATCGAATCAATGCGTACCGATGATCTTGTGACGCGCAAGGCCGGGGTACTGATCGCCAAGCTGAAACAGATCACAGGTGTTATCACTAACTTGATGCAGCGCGCCGCGGGGCGTAAGCGGGATTTGTTGAAAGAAGCGACGACTAACAATGTGATCAACATTGGCCCGGAAGATTCGGTTGAGACACTTGACCTGAAAAACGCAGATACCGCTATGACGGTAGCACGTAAGAACGTGTTAGAGAACGTCGCTGTCGCCGCGGATATGCCGGCCAAGCTATTGAATAGCGAGACCTTCGCGGAAGGTTTCGGGGAAGGTACCGAGGACGCTAAGAACGTGGCGCGATATATCGACAATATTCGTAAGTGGCTCAATCCGGCCTACGCTTATTTCGATGAAATTACGATGCATCGCGCTTGGTCCCCCGAGTTCTATGCGTGCGTGCAAGCCGACTTCCCTGAGTATCAAGCTATCCCCTACGAGCAAGCTTTTTACAAATGGAAAAATAGCTTTAGTGCTACTTGGCCTTCCCTGCTGATTGAGCCGGAAAGCGAACAGGTCAAGGTCGAAGATGTGAAGCTCAAAGCTATTGTCGCCGTGATGGAAGTTATGACGCCCTTAGTCGACCCGACTAATAAAGCTGAGGTTATGCGCTGGGCCTCGGATAACCTCAGCGAAATGAAGCTGATGTTTAGCACACCGCTTATGCTTGAATTTGACGAGTTGCTTGCCTTCCTGCAGAAACAGCAACAGGCTAGCGAGGATGCCGCTAGTCAGTTAGCACAGCAAGACACTCAGCAAGCCGAGACGCCGACCAGTCGACCGAAGCCTTTTGCTGTAACTGCCTAATCAAGGGGTCGTTATGCTCGATAAGTACACACTGCGTGTTAGAGTCGATACCAAGGTCCATAGGATCGAACTCGTTACGATGCATCCGGTGTTTGAATACGAAAGTATGACGGGCGCCAAGCATTATGTTGCTGCAAGGATAGAAGATTTTGACTCTGAGGCTATTTGCACTTGGTTTGTTGAACTTTTTACCCAGCAGGAAGTAGCGAGCACGATGTTAAAGACGCATCGTTTCGGTTATATCAAAGACAAAGAATTCATCCCTTTGACCTCGGCCCATGGCTAGCAAATCCTTTTTCCAAGTCATCACCGAAGCGATCCGCGATATCGAAGCGCACGGCTATGACTCGCAAGCGCGTATCCAGCGGTGGATACTCGTGATACGCGAGGCTGCGGCCAGGCATTACACCCCGCAAAGCATGGTCGAAAATATGTTGAACGGCATGCTGCGTACCGTGTACACGCGTTTTATCGAGAAAGACGGCGTGTACAAAGTGCATCCGGGCATATCGCGATTTACGATCGACCAGATGAAACCTAGCCTGCATCGCGAGTTAGAGCGGCGCATGGAAGCCTCACGCAATTTGATCAAGTTGCATCGCGAGGAAACGATACGCAAGACGATTCAGCGCTTTGAAGGTTGGTCGACCTCGGTACCGGCCGGCGGGAGCAACGTAGTAGAAGTGAAAGAAGTTAAGGAGAATTTAACTAAGCCCCTTACCTCACTACCCTATGAAGAGCGGCGCGTGTTGATTGATCAAGCGCACAAGCTGATATCGAATATCAACGATATCATCGCACTCGACAATAACGCTTTGTGTGCTGTTTGGGATTCACGCTGGCGTCAGCCGGGGTACAACTATCGGCCCGACCATAAAGAGCGTGACAGGAAATATTATGCGATCCGCGGTAACTGGGCGATGCAGAAAGGTTTGATGAAAGTCGGCCCTGCCGGTTATACCGATCAGATTACGCAGCCCGGCGAAGAGCCCTTTTGCCGCTGTAGCTACGTTTATGTGTACAATCTCGCCAGTGTGCCGGATTATATGCTTACGGTCTTGGGCATTAAAAGCTTAGAGCGAGTCGCAGCACAATGATAAATATCGGGGTTTTAAAGGCAAACCATGGCTGAGCTAAAACGCGCAGCCGGGGTGATGTTTGTTTCCGGCAACCAAATCTTGCTGACGAAACGCAGCCTATCTTGCGACTACCCTGGTACCTGGGCTTTCCCGGCCGGGGGCCTAGAAGCTGGCGAGTCCCCTGAGGAAGCAGCGCGGCGCGAGTGCCGTGAGGAACTGAAATACGAATGCTCGGACCTGACGCAGCTTAGCTATTCGAACGATGGCCACAACGAATTTACGACTTTCGTTGCCCGGGTTGAGCAATTCACGCCGACCTTGAATAGTGAGTCAGATGCGTTTATGTGGGTGGACTTCGGCGCTTACCCGGCGAACCTGCATCCCGGCGTGCAAGACCTGCTCGGCAATAATCATTTGCAGGCGAACAATAGCCAAAACCCGGCCGATATTAGCGAGTTGGACGTAGCCCGGTCGATCGCTTCCGGCGATTTGCCTTCCCCTCAAATTTACTCAAACATGGCCCTGTTCGCGATTCGCGTAACAGGCACTGGCATTGCGTACCGTAGCTTAGATCAAGAATATGTGCTACGTTTGCCAGAAAATTACCTGACCAAAGAGTTTTTAGCGCGATGTAACGGCGTGCCGGTTATTATGTTGCACCCGGAAAAGCGCACTCTAGACTCGAAAGAATTTAAAAAGCGTATCGTCGGCTCGATTATGTTGCCTTATATCAAAGGTGACGAGGTCTGGGCGATAGCCCGAATTTACGATGCCGATGCCGTAGAGATTATGTCGGACCCGGATTTTAAGGTATCGACCTCGCCCACGGTTGTTTTCAGGGAAGGCGCGAACGGTATGCTGCAGTTAGCCGACGGTACGCCTTTCCTGATTGAAGGCAAACCAGGGCTTATTGATCACGTGGCAGTCTGTGAGTTGGGAGTATGGGACAAAGGCGGCGCGGCTGCTGGCGTTATATCGGATTCAGCAAATGGAGAATCAATCATGACGGAAGAAGAACTGAAGGCTAAAGCCGACGCCGAAGCCAAAGAAGCAGAAGACAAGAAAAAAGCGGACGAAGCTAAGGCCAAGGCCGATGCCGAACAGCCGGCTTGGGCTCGTTCCTTGGCGGATAGCGTAGCAGCTATGGGCGCCCGGATGGACAGCATGGAGGAGGCCCGTAAAGGCGACAAGAAAGCCGATAAAAAGGCTGACGGTGCAGGTGAAGAATTGCCTGCTCCGACGATGACGGCCGCCGATAAAAAGGCGGACGAGAAAGCCGAGGAAGCGAACAAGAAGGCCGACGCAGCTATGAGCGAAAACCAAGCGCTTAAAAAACGCCTGGAAATGCTCGAAGGCAATTTGCCGCGGGATACGCAAGCGGCTGACTACGGCCTGTTCGCTACCGCACAGGCTCGCGCTGATAGCGTGTACTCGGCCCTCGGCCAGCGCGCCCCGGCGCCAATGTCCGGCGAAACGCTGCTGTCGTACAAAAAGCGGCTGGCTCGCCCGTTGCAAAAGCACTCCGGCGCTTGGAAGGATATCGAGCTGACGCCGGAACTGCCGGAAGCCGTGCTAGCGATGGCTGAAGAAACGATTTACGCCGATGCCATGGTGAGCGCGCATACCGTTGATGCAGGATCGGCTGAGCTTCGCCCGATTATCCGCACCGACGCTACCGGCCGCCAGATCACCGAATATGCAGGCCACAGCCCGCGTAGCTGGATGGCGCCGTTTATGAGCGAGCCCCGTCTAGTGACCCAAATCAACAAAGATCCACGGAAGGGCTAAGCCATGACGACAAGCGCTATCTCACTCAACCCGAATATCACGACCAACGCGACGGGCACGTTCTCCGCGACTACTTACGGCATGGTCCAGGGTATCGCCATGGATGACCCGAACATCCGTAATTCACTGGCCGGCGGCGTCCTGGCTAGCACCGAAACCCTGCCGATGTGGGGTGGCGTGGTCATCGGTGAATATCTGAATCTGGCCGACGAGGCTAACGGCCTGGGCAATAATATCGAGCGCGCGGCGAATCAAGCTGGCGCTACCGGTATGACGGTTTATAACCAACTCAATAACGCGATCACGACACCGCAAAGCAATGCGCCGGCTGTGCCGAGTGGCGGGACGGTGAACTTCTACCGGTTCGGCTCGCATGCGCGTATCGCGGTACAGTGCGACCCTGCACTGGTCAGCCTGAATACCGGTCTGATCAACCAGCAAGTGTCCTGGGATTATGTCAATCAGAAATTGATTGCGTATAACGCTACGCCCGGCGCCTTCCCGTGCAAGATCCTCAACGTGATCGCAACCGGCTGTATGATCGTGCAATACAACTCAGGTACTGGATTTGTCACCTGGAATTTTAACGGCGCTTGCGCTCTCATCGAAATTTAAGGAGCTACTACCATGGCAAATCTTGCGCCTGCCTATTCCCAGGTAAGCCCGAATTACACCGCCCCCGAAATCATCCTGAATTTTAATCAGGTATCCGGGGCCTTCGAAATGTTTGCGACAGGCGAGCCAATGGTGCGCTTGGGCGACGGTGATCTGTACGTGTATCAAAAGCGCATGGACATTCGCACGATTGCTGCCGCCGGCCAAGTCGCTTACAACCAACTGCCGAGCGTATCGGTTGTGCCTTCGCAGATCAACACACCGACGTATCTGTTGCGCGTGCGCGCTGAGTACGATCACCACGATACGGCTGGCTTTAGCCGCTGGGGCGCATCGCTGCCCGAGTCGCAAAAGCTCGGCATGCGCCAGGGTATCTTTCAGGCAAGCCGTAACGCTGCGATTTACGGGATGAACCCGGCCGGCGGCGAAGGCATTATCAATACGGCCGGTGCCACGGCGATTAGCTTGCCGCCCGATTCGAATGGTAACGATACGCTCGTCACTTACGATAACGGGCAATTGGCTGAGTTTTTCCTGACGCTAGTTACCTCGATCCTGACCCGTATGTACCAGATGGGCCAAGTCGGCCGCATCGTCGTATTGGGTCCGCAACGGATCTTGGCGCCGATGGAAATGCAAAATATCGTCCAGCTTACGCAATTCCAGCGTACCGGTGCCGGTACGGAAACTTCGAAGGGTTTGATCGAAGATATCCTGAAACGTAACGGTTACACCTTGGAATGGTGCTATGACGACACACTCCAAGGCCAAGGTGCGGGCGGCACAGATGCGGTGATTCTGACAGTACCTGAGATCAAGAAACCCAAGATCCCGAATTGGAATACCAATACGTTTGCCGATCTGACGCCGGGTATGTTGGCTACAAACGTGATGTACTGCGATATGGTCGCGCCGCGGGAAATCCCGACCCCGTTGCCGGGTGGCGCTATCGACGTGCTGAGCGAATTGCGTATCACGTCGGGCTGGGGCCAACGCGGCGAAGCTGTTACGGTTCTGTCGATCCAGTACGAATAAGCTGTTCGGTTAAGACGTAGAGACAGTTACCCCTAGGGGCTAGGCAAACCCTGCTTAGCCCCTTTCACTATAGAGAGTAAGTCACATGGCTAAGACGCACGCTACCTTGTATATCGCTAACTGCTCGACCTTGGATCAGGATTTTCACTTTCGGGTATCCGATGTGCCGAAGCTGATTATTCAGCGTATCCCGGCCGGCTCGCAAAAGGCGCTGCTCAGCAAAGAGATCAAGCTCAGCGACATCGATAAAATTATCAAGCAGCACGCCAAGTATGGCTTGATCGATGCAAAGGAAATCCCCCGTACCACGAAATTCGTAGGGCTGTGCTACTCCCTTGATGTGCCGGTGTCGCATGACACGCTTGTTACCGCGATTACGCATAACAAAGACGTTCTGCTTGATAAGGCGCATTTGATCCGCACGGTCCAGGCTGAAGCGCTGCATGCGCAAGTACAAGACCAAGCTGACCGTCTGGCTGGTGAACTGGGTTCGCAGGCGCCGAAGCTGGCAGGTATCGAGATGCAAATTGAGCAAGAAGTAAAGCGCGGAGAGGACCAAGGCGCGGACCGACTAGAGGAAGTGATCTCTGTGTCTAAGCCGGGTTCGCCAATGGCTCAGAAAGGCGCTGAGCGTGCGCGTCAAGCCAAGAGCAACCGCCGTTAATCGATCAACTTAGGAAAAGTTAAATGCCCACGTTAGCCGGTTATTTGTGGTTTTTACGCAATATCGTTGAGGTGCCGGTCCCGGCATTGCCTGACGATTCGCCGGCTATCGCTTGGTCGTTTAACATGGCGCTCGCAATGGTCAATGCTGAAATTCAATGCGAGATACCGCTTTTATATGCTGTTGCGGTAAACAACTTCGCGGCAGACTGGCTGATCAACTGGGCGCCGGATCAAGAAGGTCAAACCTATTTTACGTTACTACGTAAAAGTAACCGGATTCTCTCTTTCGTGGCCGGTGTGATTAACGCGTCGGCCGATGAAACGGACAGCCAGTCTTTCATGGTGCCGGATACGTTTAAGAATTTCGGCGTACAAGATTTACAAAACCTTAAAACGCAATACGGCCGCGAGTATCTAGCGATTGCGCAGCAGGTCGGAAGCCTTTGGGGTATGTCATGAGAACGATTAACACTCTTGAGCTGAATAAGAAAATATGTGAAGCCCTCGGTCTTGACGTGAGTAAAGTTGCGCATGTCCGCCTATTATTCTATCCTGATTTTTCCCGAGTTGAAGTGGGCTATCTACCTACTGCCGAGGAAATAGCTAAGGTAGACCTAATCCTGCAGTACTACGACTTGATCGAGAGAAAACAGTGAGCTTTACCCTACACCTCGGCGTAATCGATGTACCTTATGCGTTTTCGTCGGTCAACACGACGCCGGTACCGAAGCGGGCAAAAGGTAAAGCTGCCCGCGGTAAGGCGCTTGTCAAGCCGGCGACGGAGCGTAAAGTGCAAAGCGGTACCGAGACAACCGGCGACGTGGCGGACTGGCTGGAAACCAAGTACGGCGTGATGGCTAAGTTTTGGGAATTGCAGGGCCAAGTCTGTGCTGACGCCCTGGGCCAGTCTTTAGTTGGCTACCTGCAAAATCAGCAACTCGGTGCGCCCGCCGGTAGCAACCCTTTTGCCCAAGGTGAAGATGCCATAGCGCAGATGTTTCGCCAGTTTCTCAGTGATGACGAAATGGCGCATGCAGGTGTGCCCGGTGTGCCAACTCAGGCCGCCTTGGACGGGTTTAACCCTCGGCTGAAAAGTAAGCAAGGATCACCGCGGCCGTCGTTTATTGCGACAGGTCTTTACCAAAAATCGTTTAGAGCCTGGATAGAATAATGGCCTCAGCCGTCGAAAGTGCTGCCTCGGGCTCGCCTCTTAACGCTGCGTTAGAGGCAGGGCTTGACAACATTTCATACAACCAGACGATTACTTTTACCAAGTACATACGACTGGTGCTGCCGCTCGACGGCTATGTTTTCTGGGTGCGCGCGGATCAAGTATCCCCTGGCGCTTTGCTTAACGCGCATCGCCTGAACCAGCTTTGCTTGAATGCGCCGACCAAGGTTTTAACGCCGGCGCCGACGCTCGTAGTGCAAGGCGCCTTCCATTTCATGACGAATCAGGAACAGCGTCAAGACGAAACCCTGGCTATCAATTCAGTGCTGTTTAATTGCACCGAGGAGATCCAAGATTTTAACGAGATTGGTCCTAATTCGATCTGGATAGGCGAGTTCGAAGGTGTGCGTTTTGCCTTTACCCGGCGCCGCATGTTTTTCGAACAGGCCGGTATATTCCACTACCAGGGCGAAGCCATCTATGCCGCTATGGAGTCGCAGATTATTGACGACGTGACAGGGTTCGACACGCAGAACGTGATTGTCTCGAACAGCCTGCCTATGTGGCTAAGCTTAGACCAGTTTATGCCGATGTACCCGTCGTTCTTGGTACCAGATAACGTTGAACCGCCCTACGCTTCGGTGCATATCGAGCCCTCCGGCACCCGTGCGATTCAGCCGGTACCGTGGAATGATTCAATGTCGAATCACTACCAACTGGTGCGCGATAAAGTCAAAATTACGATCTACGGTTTGCGTAATTTTAACGCGCTGGACTTTCAGGATTACATTTTCAGCTACTCACTGAACACTGACAATTTCGGCCTAGTCGGTGAGATGCCTGTCATGCGTGACGAAAAGCGTATCCAGTCAGAATTGAATGTGATCGCAATGAAAAAGGTTTTCGAGCCTGAGATTAGTTACTATCAAACCCGCATTAGAAACATAGCGCAACAAGATATCCTCAGCGCTACTGTAAACTATAGCGTCGATCCTACCCCTGTCGTTTAATAGCCGGAGATAACACCATGCCTCAAACCGCGCAACAAGTCGCAATTTTTCAGCAAGCCGGCTCGAACGTCAATGTCTTGGAGACAGCGGCGAAATCGACACACCTCAACATTACGGCCGCCACGGTGGTTAAGGCCGCGCCCGGTACCGCCGTTATCGTGAATGTCTTGGTCGTCGGTACCGGTACCGGTACGGTCAACGATTGCGCGACAACTGGCGCCGTCGCTACCGCAAACGAGGTTTTCGTTATCCCTGAAGCCGTGGGTAGCTACCCGGTACATTTCCCCTGTGCAGTGGGGATTGTCGTCACGCCTGGCACGGGTCAAACCCTGGCCGTGTCGTATAACTAAACCGAGGCCGCGTTATGTCCAATGATATTGTCCAAATCAACGTATCGCAGCAGGTCGGCGCCACCCCGTCGACGCTGCAGCAGACCGGTGCGTGTATCTCAAATGGGGCGACGACCTTAGCCGAAGGCACGACGGCGCTAATCACGCAAACCTCAGATTTAACGCCGTTGCTCGTGGCCCCGCAGGCCCTTACCTCGCTAACGTGGCTCTCCTCGGTTGTGACCGGGACTACTACGGCCCCGCACGGCTATACGACAGGGCAATCGATTTACCTGACGATTGCCGGGGCGGCACCGGCCGGGTATAACGGCACTTTCCTTGCCTCTATCACAGGGGCCAGTACCTTCACCTACCCCCTGACGACAAACCCCGGTACCGAGACAACACCCGGCACAGTCATTAGCGGCTCGGTAGCAGAATTGACGTCCATGATTGACACGTTTTTCGCGAACGGGTCGACCGTCTCAGTCAATGTACTTGAAGTCGGCGCGGTAAGCTCGACGGTAGGTATCGCAAATTTTGCCACTTGGCTGATGGCTAATCTGAACAAGATTTATCTGGCCTTGCTGCCGCGCTCCTGGGCTGCTGACTCGACTCTGCTGCCTCTAGGCAAGCTCTATTCGTCGACGACAAGCAAGTTTTACATGCTGACAACCTGCAGCATGGCTGACTATGCCGAGTACGCGGCGACCAAGTGCTTCGTTACCGCGGTGGAAGCGGCCGGCGTAGCTACCCCGCCGAGTACCGAGTTTGATCTTGCGTCCTTTATGTGGAACGTGCTCAATCAGAACCCGAGCACGACAAATAAAGTCCCGCCGATGGCCTTCCGTTTTGTCAGCGGGGTAACGGGTTCGAATTTTACCGGGCCACAGCAATCGGCGCTTAAAGCCGGTTTCTGCAACTATTTCATTACGGGCGCGGCAGGTGGCATTTCAAACATCATCACTAAATGGGGTACGACAGCGGACGGCCGCGATTTTACTTACTGGTATGCGGTTGACTGGCTTCAGATCAATATCGCCTTGGCCTTGTCAAACGAGATTATCAACGGGTCAAATAACCCGATCAATCCGCTCGGCTACAACCAAAACGGCATCAACCGCCTGCAATTGCGCGCACAGCAAACGACCAACAGCGGCATCACGTATGCTTTGATCTTGTCTCCCGCCACGGTTCAAGCTGTACCGTTTGCGCAGTACGTAGCCGATAACCCGAACGATTACTTCGAAGGTGTCTATAACGGGTTGTCACTGGTTATGACCCCGCAAATCGGGTTTAAATCGATCACGTTTAACATTAGCGTGACTGACTTCATTACAAGCTAAGGAGCCTGACAAATGGCAACTAATCCTATGGTTCCACAGGGCACCCTAAACCGGTTACGGGGTTCCTTCGCTATTGTCAACTTCCCGGCACTAAACGTGCCTGCGTCTTACCTGGGTAAAGCCGGTATCTCGCTGACGTTTGACGGGGAAGCGACGACGTATATCCCGACGATGACGGGCGCCGTTACTTCGCCGGAACCCTATCAAATGGTGACGGTTGAAATCCCCCTGCTGAAAACTCAAGGGCTCGCGCAGCAGTACGAGACGCAAAAGCAACTGAGCACCTTGCTCGGGGATTCGACGGTCTACACCGATAGCTCGGCACTGCCTCAGTTTGACCTGATCAACACCTCAATCGGTACGATCAAAGAATTGAAATTCGGCGGGGAAGATGCCGGGTACGTGGTAGAAATTAAAGGCTACACACTGATCAACAGTTCTTTGTGGGACCTGCTCTAATTTAACCTGCAGTAACGATAGGAGGCACTGTGTCTATTAACAAGCAAATGAATATCGTGATCGAAGTTGAAACGGATATCGGCGTGCTGCATGTGCATTCAACGCCGATCACCTTGGAAAACTTCGAGCGCCATTACCTGATTATGTCCAAGACCTGGGCCGCCCTGTACGGCGAAGGTCTTGGAGCGATCAGCGGGCCGCGTGTGTCTTACTTGATGCTCAAGGATATCGCGACCTCACGTAAAATGTGGGACGGTCAAGACGGGGTGAAAAATACACTGGTGGCCGAAATTATCCGGCTTTCCAATGTTGCCCTTCCCGATGCTAATGGCGGCTGGCGGCGTATTTCTCTTGACCGGGCGCATGAAGAGAAGATGCTAGGCGCTACTGAAATGAGCGAGCTTCTGGGGGCGCTTGTGTTTTTTACGTTGGCCTCTGCGATACAGCGTGGGAAAGAACTGTTGATCACGCTAGCCGGGATGAATGGCGTATGGGGCACACGCGCCGCATCGTGGAGCTTTACGGAGTACGTCGATTCCTTGCAGACGTCGACAGAGGCCGCGAATACTGGCGAGATGGCGGAGACGACCCCTCTTTCATCTGTGCCGCACTAGATTGGGCCTCCGGCGAGGGCTTCACGCGGTTTTTCTTGGAGTATGGGCTCGGCTGGGACTCGGCGCAAGAATTCAGGCATCGTCACATAGTTAAAGCAATTCGGCAAAGAGGGGGCCTGTAATGCCTGTATCGATCCTAGAAGTCGATGTTAATGACGAAAAATTTAAACAGTACGAGGCCACATTTGCCAAGTACGAAGCCCTCGCACGTACCCTGCCGAGTACGTGGGAGGCTGTCAATAAAGCGACTTCAGCCAATATCTCGGCGCTCAGGCAATCCGCGGCGCAAATAGCTAAGATGCAAAAAGCTATGGCCGGGGTTGCCAAGCAGCAGAATCTAATGATGCGGGTCAGTCAGACGACAGCGACCCAGTTTGTCAGTCTTGCAAAAAGCTCAGGGTCGATCGCGTCCAATATCACTAAAGCTACGACGTCGCTGCTTAAGTGGGCAGGCATTACGTCCGTGCTAGGGGGTTTAGTCGGCGGTGGCGGCCTGTTTGGCATTACACGGCTAGCTGAGTCTGTATCGAACAATCGGCGCCAGTCTCAAGGGCTTGGCACAACATATGGCGAGAACAAAGCTTTTGACTTGAGCTACGGCAAATATGTCGACTCAGGGAGCTTCCTTTCTAACGTCAATGAGTCAGTGCATGACTTGTCGAAACGCTGGGCGCTGAGTGCGCTTGGCATCTCTGAGCACGACATACAGAGCAAAGACACCGCGCAACTCGCACAGGAAGCGCTGCCTTTGATCCGCCAGAAATATCTTGCTAGCGGGCAGACAGCGCAGGGCGCACACGCCTACGGCCTTGACCAGTTTATGAGCTTGGAGGACTTGAACCGGCTCGCTAAGGCGTCGCCCGAGGATTTGCAATCCGCTCAAAATACCTATGGCAAAAACAGCAAACTACTTGACCTGAGTGATCAAACGGCCGAGTCTTGGCAAAATTTTAAGTACCAGTTAGATACAGCCGGCGACAAGATCGAAAACGTATTCGTGAAAGCCCTGGACCCCCTGATTCCTTCTTTCACTCAACTATCCGACGCACTTGCTAATGCCTTTGGCACGGTGCTAGGAGATCCGCATTTTAAAGAGTACCTAGACGATGCAGCCGTCGGCTTGCAGGACTTCGCGAAGTACCTGGTATCGGATGACTTCAAGGAAAGCACACATAAATTTTTTGCAGTAATCGACGCCCTTGGCACGCACCTTTACGACCTACTGGGTAAGCTGGGCTGGGTCGGCCCCGATTCGAGCGGGGGCTCAGGTGCGGGGGGCGATAAACCCGGCGCCGCGCTCGACCCTAATGCCTATGCTGATGCGACAAGTGAACAGGAAAAAGGCATCCGGGATATAGGCATTTTTCACGGCAACCTCAGCACGGCTGCAGCGATCAACGATGCGATCACGCATCCTAATGATTACGCCGCCCGCGAGAAAGCACGCCAGGCCATGGCCGCGGCCTCGGATTCGGTAAAAAATCCGACTATGGGGCCGATCATGAAAGGCTTGTTTGACGAGTACGGTTTTAGCTCGTTAAATGATTCACCCGAAACCGTGATTGATATGGACGAAGTGCCGGCGATTAAGCCGAAGGCTAAAACCGTTATGCCTTCCTCTTCTGAGCCGAAAGAGACGCCTATCACGATGCTTGATATGAGCGACTTCCCGGAAACGGCTAACGCTATGAGCGCCCCGGACGTATCAAGCGGGGTTAGCGGGCCGCACGGCGAACGGCATAACCCAGGTAACTTGCGCGTACCTGGCGCAAATGCTTTTCAGTCTTTCGCCTCAGATGCCGACGGCGTACAGGCCATGGCGAATCAGCTATTGCTTTATCAAAACCGTGATCACCTGGATACGCTACAAGATATCATTTCGAAATATGCGCCGCCGAAAGATGCGCAGGGCCATTTCGAAAATGATACCCCGCGGTATATTCGCGACGTGAGTAAAGAAACGGGATTTGATCCGAAAGAGCATTTAAGCCTGACAGATACCGCTACGCTTTCTACGGTTATGAGTGCGATGCTGAAAGAAGAAGGCTCGAAAGGCTATAGCGCGGATAAGGTGGCTCAAATCATCAGCGCTAAGCAAGGGCAAGGCTCGATAGCGCAGCCTGTCATTATCGAGATTAACAACAACACGGGGGGGAGCGCGATCGTTTCCTCTCGGTCTATAGCGTACTGATTATGATCAGCTTAGGGCGCGAGCTTTTTCGACTTGGGTTTGAAGTATCCCCTATCATTTTGACAGGCGGTATCGCTAGCTCGATTCCCGGCGGCATGCTGCCTATCATCACGATCACCGAAGCGGCAAGCTTTGTGACGGATCTGCTCAACGGCTCGGTTGACGATACCTTAGACAATTTCTTTGCCCACTATCGGCCGCTACCCGGCTCGTCACTCGTAGATAACGATATCGGGCAATATCCATTCGCCAATCAAACCGTGGCGGCCAATGCGACGATAGCCAACCCTTTGACTATATCCCTGCAAATGATCTGCCCTGTGCGCAAGGCGGGGGGCTATACAGCCAAGTTGATCGCCTTTACCGCGCTTACTCAGGTACTTGCGATGCATACTGCGCAAGGCGGTTTGTACACAGTGGCAACCCCTGCACAAATTTATACGAATCTTATTTTGCGTAAGCTGCATGACGTATCGGCAGGGCAAAGCGCGCAGGCGCAACATACTTATCAGTGGGATTTTGAGCAACCCCTTGTTACGTTTAGTGCAGCCGCCTCGGCGCAAAACAGCCTAATGAGCAAGCTATCAAGCGGCACGCAAATATCTGGTGATCCAACTTGGTCCGGGGCGCAAACAGCCGTAGGCAGTACGCTATCCGGCGCCGTCAGCACGACCGTGACAGGCGCGCAGAACCTGACAGGTACATTGACAGGGGCCGCGTCCGGCGTGACAGCTAGCGCGGTACCTAGCGGGTCTTCTATTGTGACGAGTTTGCCATGAGTACCGTAATTACACCTTTCACGCCTTCAGCTAACGCGCCTTTCACTTTTCAAGCTGTGCTCGACGGCACGGCCTATACCGTGACGGTGTATTGGGGTTTATTCGGTCAGCGCTGGTATATCTCGATTACGACAAGCGACAACGTGCTCGTTAAATACTGTGCAATGGTTGGCTCCCCCAACGGGTACAACATAAACTTGGTCGCAGGCCAATTCACATCACAGCTTGTTTTCCGGGCGCCGTCGCAGCAGTTTGAGGTAATCGGCTAATGCGCTACTACGTCATTACGATTACAGATCCGGCCGGCGTAGCCCCGACACGCGCATGGAGTTCTTTGCTCGACAGCGGCGCGTTTAATCCGGCTGCGGCGCAAATCGAACTCGACATACCCACGGTGCCTTTTGCTACACCCATGGGCCAGGCTTACTTGCGGATCTGGGGGCCCTCGCTGCAAGACGTGGCGCAAGCTTCAAATTTCAACGGGCGCAATATCACGATAGCCGGGGGTATGTCTAAAGGCCTGCCCTTGGCAAACCCAAAACAGGCCGGCGTGCTCGTCATAGCGACGGTGCAACAAGCCTTCGGCAATTGGGAAGGTATCAACCAGTCGCTTGATTTTAACTTGATCCCGAACGGCGTGAATTTTACGCAGCCGGCGAACTTGGTTCACAATTGGACGGCAGGCACACCTTTAGCCACGGTGATTAAAAATACCCTGGCCGTAGCCTTTCCTACCTATACCGCAAACATCAACATTAGCCCGAACCTTGTACTTGCTCATGACGAGCCGGGGTTTAGTCAATCCCTGGTGCAGTTCGGCACGTACATTAAATCCGTCAGTCAAGCAATTCTCGGCGGTACTTATCCGGGCGTGGATATTGTTCTGCGCAATAATGTATTCAGCGTGTATGACGGTACGACAACCAAGACGCCAACTCAGGTAGCTTTTACCGATATGATCGGGCAAGCGACTTGGATCAACCCCGGCCAGATATCGTTTTACAACGTCATGCGCGCCGATATCAACGTGGGTGACTACATCAAAATGCCGCCAGGCCAGGTCACGACCACGCCGCAATCTTTATCGCAGTATCGGCAAGGCTCGGTGTTCCAGGGTACATTTCAAGTCGACATGGTGCGGCACGTCGGGAATTTCCGCCAGCGCGACGGCCGCGGCTGGGTGACGAGCTTTTACGCGCATCCGGTTGTTACCTCATGAACGCCTTAAAAACTCCGTTCGCTTTATCTCAAAACCAGTTTGCCCGAGATAAAGCACTTGACGCGATTCAGCTAACCGGCCGGTCTCTTCCGGCGCGCGTGGTCAAGGCGAGCAAATCGTTTATGACGGTGAGTTTCCAGATATCGAGCATCTTCACGCTGATGCAAGTGACGGTGCCACTTATCGGCCCGGAATATATCCGATATCCGATGCAAACCGGCGACGGCGGGTTCCTGGTGGCGGCAGATGCACGGCTCGGCGGTATCAGTGGCCAGGGGGGAGGCACGGCCACGCTTAATCAACCTGGCAATTTATCCGCACTGGTGTTTATTCCTTTCGCTACAACCGCTTGGTCTGAGGTTGACCCGCAAGCGGTGACGATCTACGGACCGAACGGGGTTGTTATGCGTGATACGGGTTCGGGTGCCGTAGTGACGGTCCTGCCGACGCAGATCACGCTAGCCGTGGGTTCTGTTAACATCACAATCAATGCTTCAGGAATTACACTTAACGGGCCGGTGACGACGATCGATTCCCCGGTGATTGTGCTGAATGGTGAGCTTTCACAGGGTACCGGCGCTACGTCTTACGCGGCAACTTTGCAAGGGCCTGTTACGGTTATTCAGGAGGTCACAGCAAACGGGATACCGCTGAGCGCGCACGTACATCCAGGGGTGCAGCCGGGTACAGGCGATACAGGCGCACCTATCGTTTAAGGATTGACATGAGAACCTATGGCCGCATCACGAATAACGACGGGTCCTTATCCTGGGTTGAGGTGCAGACTGCCGCGAACGGCGACAATTCGCAAATCTATCTGACGACTTTGATCCAGTGTTTAAAGCTGGTCTTGGGGGAAAGTCCGTTTTATGCGAACTACGGTATCCCCGCGATTCAGTCAGTGCTGACGCAGATTTTCCCTGATTTTTACGTGACGCAGACACAAAGCCAGTTCGCGCCGTACTTTGCTAGCCTGCTCGTCTATAAGCAGGCTAGTGCGACTCCGACTTACAATATCGCCTGTACTACCCTGTTAGGCGCGCAGATAGCCCTTAAGGTGCCTCAATGAGCCTCCCCCTTGTTATGACTGCAGCCGGCCCGCAACCGGAGGCCCCAACTACGATCCTGGCGAATATCATCGCTTATGCTGAAGCGCAAGCCCCCGGCTATACCGCGAATTTGCCGGCATCCCTGATCGAAGATATTTCGAGTACCGATACCGGGGCTGTCATCCTTTGCGATGCGGCTCAGCTTGAGCTGATCAACTCAATTACGCCCCTCGGCGCCAATCAATTTATTCTGAATCAACTCGGCGCGCAAACCGGCGTAGTGCAAGGGCTTGATACCAATACGAGTGTCTATGTCGTATTTAGCAGCACAACACCTGGCTTCGTTATCAATATCGGCTTTACGGTATCCGACGGCCAGTATCAATATATAGCGCAAGACAACGCGGTTATCGGGTCAAGCGGCTCGACGGTACCTGTATTTTGCGTGGCTTCGGTAGCGGGGTCTTGGGCTGTGCCGATCAACACGGTCAATGAAATAATCACCTCAGTTCCGGCGCCTATCGTAGTGACGTGTACCAACTTGGTGACGGGCGTACCGCAGGCTGCGGCACAGACTGAAGAGGAGTATCGAGCGCAGGTTGTGCAGGCGCAAGAAGCTACCGGCGTAGGCATGCCGAGCTTCTTGCGCACTCAATTGCAGAACGTGCCTGGGGTGCAAGCCCGGTTAATCTCGATTATTCAAGGTACGGGGCAATGGGAAGTGATCGTAGGCGGGGGGGACCCTTATGCCGTGGCTCTTGCGATCTATAACGGCGTGCTCGATATTTCCACGTTGATAGGATCGACGCTTAATGTACTGGGTTTAACACAGGCAAATCCCGGCGTCGTGACAACCAGTCTCAATCATGGTTTCGCCACGGGCCAGGTGATCAAGATAGCCGGCATGGTCGGCCCGACCTCGCTCAATAATACCGCGCTTACTATCACAGTATTGACGCAGACAACTTTCTCGATCGGTGTCGATACGACTTCTTTGCCGACCTGGGTTAGCGGTGGAGTGATTACGCCGAATCTGCGTAATGAAGTTGTGTCGATCAACAATTTCCCCGACGTCTATGCAATACCTTTCGTGCTGCCCCCGCAGCAAACGGCAGGCGTTATCGCCACGTGGAATACCGACAGCCCGAATTTCGTCAGTCCTGCTTCAGTAGCAAATTTAGCTACCGCGCCCTTGGCGGCATACATTAACAGTATCGTAGTCGGCCAGCCGATCAACCTGATTCAAATGTCGACAATTTTTACCGAGTCGATAGCCAGTGTAATCCCTGCTGAATTCTTGACCCGGTTAGTGTGGTCTATCACGATCAACGGGATTACGACGGCGCCGCAAACAGGTACTGAGATCGTACTCGGGGACTCTGAAAGTTATTTTTTCTGTACAGCGGCGAACATCTCAGTAGTGCAAGGCTAAGCCATGCTAACTAAAACGATACCCTCCTATCTGTACTGGGAGTATAACGACGATCAGGATCTACAGGCATTTGTCGACGCTTATAACGCACAGACCCAGGCCTACATTGACTGGTTTAATGCCATTAACTTGCCTGTGTATGCAGGCAACCCTGAAATTCGGGGGCCTTTGCTCGATTGGGTACTCAACGGTATTTATGGGCAATCTAGACCGGCGCTATTGAACGCTCAGGAAAACTTAGCGGGGCCTTTGAACACCTACCCCCTTAATAGCCTTGCACTCAACACTCTAAGACAGATACAGCCCGCCCGTCTGTTACCTACGGCTGATGACGTGTACAAACGTATTGCTACCTGGAATCTATACAGAGGCGATGGCGTACAGGTTAATATCGCTTGGCTGAAACGACGTATTGCCCGGTTCCTGATAGGGGCTCAAGGCACGGCACCTAACATAGACGAGACCTCCCAAATTAGTATAACGTTCGGGCCTAATAGGGTAATCTATATTGGGGTATCCGCTGGCGTAGGATTTATATCCGGCGGGGCGCTGTTCAATGCCTTCCAGTTTAACCAGGTGCAGTTTAACCAGGTTCAACTTACGACCCAAAGTTTTATGAATGTTGGTCTTGCTTATGTTTTGCAGCAAGCCATTAATGCAGGCGTAGTGCAGCTTCCTTTTCAGTATACGTATGTAGTGGGGGTATGGTAAATGACTTATTTTCTAGGCGCTAATAATGCGGGCACTACTCTTGCCTTTCCTATTACGGCATCTCAGACTACACTCACCGTTGCTACGGGTACTGGGGCTTTATTCCCTTCCCCTTCGGGCAATAATGTTTTGTCTTTATCCTTGATGGATCAGGCGTCAGGTTTACAGCGCGAGATAGTGTATGCGACTAACCGCGCAGAGGATGTATTTACCGTACTTCGGGGTCAAGAAAATACCGTAGCTAAAGCTTATTTAGCGCACGACATTATCGCCAATCTCTTTACCGATGGGATGTTTGCTAACATCGCGCAGCAACCCTCCGACGCTATTGGAGGGGTGTCAATGGTGCAAGTCTATCCGGGAAATCCGAACGGGCATGTTGCGGGGAATGCGGGGGTTACGGGGGTTTCTGCGCCTTCGGCAGTATGGGACGCGCCTGATTTTAAGTGGTGGATTTGCACTACGACAGGCACAGCTTCCACGGCAGTATGGACCTTTATCACGGGGGGGCCTTTGTCTACGCTAGGCATCGGTGCGCTACTTTATAATGACGGGCACGGTAATCTCGCTGCTGTAGATCAGGCTTCAGCATCTTTGTACATGACAGGCTATTTACTTTAAGGATCAGATCATGGGCACAACCCCTAATTATACGAACGTCCCCGTAGTAGGGTCCGCGGTGCTTAACCTCGGGGATGTTTCCCGAATAGCGCCAGTTAATGTTGTAACTATTTTCCCGTCTAGCACAAACGGCGGCTCTTGCGAGCGTATCGTATTGACCCCTCTGGGGACATTAACAGCTAGTGTGATAAGACTATTTCGTTACGACGGCACGACTTTCCATGAATACGGGAGCGAGATTACGATTCCTGCGCTAACTGCGGCGAATGGCACAGCTAACCCAGGTATTACGCTGGAAGCATATGACAACCCTAATCTATTTCCGATTGCATTGCCTGCGCTATGGTCCCTACGTGCAACTATTAACGACACTCAGATCGGACAGGAAATGTCGATCAGTAGTATCGCGCAGTCACAGACATTGGCCGGCGCTGGCCCGGTTTCGCTGAACGGGTCGAACGTGGTTGCGGCGAGCGCCACAGCTATCGCAACGGCGGCGGCGCCTGTCGCCAACGCGCCGATGACGCTCACCTCCGGCCCCTATGTGATGACGAATCCGGCGTTATTGACGCTCACTAGTGGGTCGAACGTGTCGACAGTTAGCTATCAAGTAACAGGTCGTACAGCCGCAGGCGCAATAGTGTCTGAGGCGATGACAGGCCCAAATGCTAATACGGTATATTCCGTCAATGTGTACAAAGCTATTTTGTCGATTGTGCCAACTACTAGCAACGCTGGTACGGTGTCCGCTGGATATTCCACGGTGGCCGGTACCGCAGTATTGCCTTTGCCGACTAAAATTATGATATCAAGTGGAGGTAATATTTCAGCGGTTAATTTCACCATCACGGGCACAAATAGCTCAGGCACAGTGCAGACAGAAGTTTTATCGGGGCCGAATGTTAACGAAGTGCAATCGGCTAACTCCTACACAAGCGTTCTTACTATTGCCGCAAGCGCTGCGGTATCGACAGCGGTATTAGTAGGCAACCCCCCGATTTTATCGGGCATATCAATACAAGGTGAAGGGGGGACCTACTAATGACTAGCCGCGGCTTATTCGGGCCTCAGTACCCGACGGGTAAAAACACCATCCAGACGGTGCAAGCACCGAATGGCATAGTTTTCGGAACTGGTGCCTATCAGATATTTGGTGCGAGCGGAATTTTTACGGTTCCAACGGGCATATCGCAAATTCGCGTTCGTGTCGCCTCTGGCGGAGGTAGTGGGTCATCGTCAGCAGGTGGAGGAGGGGGCAATAGCGGCGGCTCCTCTTCCTTCGGTAGTCTTCTGTCTGCGACTGGCGGACAGGGTGCGGCAATGGGCACATCTACGTCGTCAGGCACACCCGGAGCCGGGGGGATTGGTTTCGGCGGCCAAGTTCAGCTCACGGGCGGTGCTGGGGGTCTTGGGGGTAACGCCGCAACTGGTGCTGGCGGTGGCGGTGGCGCTGCGAGCCAACTTGGCAACGGTGGCGCTGGTGGCGCTGGCGCTGGAAGCTGCGGGGGCGGAGGTGGAGTTGCCGGGAATGCTGGCGCCGCTGGTACCGCTAGTGGGGCCGGAGGTGGAGGTGGAGGCAGCGCAGGCCCTGGAGTTGGCAGCACTGGCGGCATGGATGTTTCCGGGGTCAATGCAGCAGCGAACTCCGCCGGGGCAAAAAATCCCTTTAACGCTGTAATTCGTTTTCCATTTGATATCTTCCCTGGCGGCGGCGGGGGCGGCGGCCCCCTCGGCGGCGGCGGTATCGGAGGCGGCGGCGGCGGGGCGAGCACCGGTGCCACTGGCACCCTGGCAGGAGGTATCGGAGGCGGCGGCGGCGGCGGGCAAACAGGTGCTGGCGGCGGTATCGGAGGCGGCGGCGGCGGGGGTGGAAATGCTGTCGCCTATTGCGGGTCTGGTGGCGGCGGTTGTGGCTTTGCGATGGGTGTATTTACCGTATACCCTCTACAGCAGTACGTAGTGTCGGCGGGCCTGGGTGGGGCGGCCCCTACCACTGGCACTTCTCTAGGTACCGCTGGGGGCAATGGCCTCGTAATCGTGGAGTGGTAAATCATGACGACCTACGCACAAATTCAAAATAATGTCGCTGTGGAAATTTTCATTCCGCCGACCGGCTTCACGCTAGCGCAGTGCTTTCATTCTGAGGTAGCCGTGCTATTTACTGAAGTGCCTGATGGCACCATCGTGAATAGCACCTTGGTCGATGGTGTATGGACGGCGCCGCCCGCACCTCCGACGCCCCTCATACCTCCGGTCGCTTACGCTCAGTTAACGCCTATGGTTTTCTGGTTTGCCTTTACTTACGCCGAGCGTATTTTGCTCAAGACTATGGCGCTTACCGGTATTCCGGCAACGTCTACCGAGGTAGCAATACCGATCGATCCTATCGTTGCCGACTTTTGGGAGACCTATCAACTGGCCGTGACGCTGCAGGACCTCATTGATCCTAACCTGCCCTCCGTACAGCAGGCCCTCAGCTACTTATCGAGCCCGACAGCCCCGACGCTGCAAATTATCCTGCCTGATCGCATCGCGCAAATCCTGGCGGGGGTGCCACAGTGACGCGCTTAGAACTTCTAGGCATGTGGCTCCTCGTGGTACTTTTTACTCCGGTGCTCCTAACCGCTATGCTCATACAGGCGCTATTCGGCTCGGAGGCGCGAGCTAAGAGCATGGCAATAGCGCAGGATGAGTGCGGTAGCGCTTTATTCGGCAACCCGCCTACGGAGACGATTAGCACAGCCACAGGTAACGCTTTGATTGAAGGCAAGCCGTGGGCCTCTTTCGCCGCGCCCTTTATTGATTTTATCTTCGGTAAAGGCCACTGCTTAGCCAATGCCACTATCCCGCCGGAGGTTTCAACATGAGCGCCATCACCGAGCTATTTGCCAACAATGCAGGAACAACACTAGCGGCCCCTCTGGTATCCACGGCCACATCGTTAACAGTGGCTTCAGGGACCGGTGCGCTTTTCCCGAACCCGAATACCGGGCTCAATCAGTTTTTCCGCATTACCCTGGTCGACGCACTGACTGGCCTCGTCAATGAGATCTGTTTTTGCACAGCACGCACAGCCGATGTAATGACGATCATACGTGCGCAGGAAGGTACTGCGGCGGACAACTGGCTGGCCGGCGATAGCGTGTCCAGTTTCATCACCGACGGCACTATGACCAATCTCGTCCAGGCAGGCGCCAGTGTCGGGGTAAAGGCTACGCCAGGATGGCGCAATAACCCAGACGGCACTATTACGCAGTGGGGAAGCGGCACATTGCCAGCCAGCGCGGCGACAACCTCAACCTTGGCAGTTACGTTTCCTGTGGCCTTTACTTCCGGCGTATGGGCGATGCAAATTACCCCCTACGGATCAGCCAATAGCAGTACCGGCGGCCAACCTACAACGGGGGCGCAAGGCGCGCCTACGCTTACTGGATTTACTGCCAAGGGCGACACGCTAGGTTACGCTACGTTCAACCAGACCGTGGCCTTTACTTGGGAAGCGACAGGCGTATAGTATTTAAGCGGCTTACTGCCCGAAGGCCGCTTAGCTTTTAAGCGGCTTTCTCTTATCAGGAAAAGACTTATGAGCACCGAAACCGAGATTAGCGAACTACGCGAGCGCATGGGCCGCGCTGAGCATCAATTAGACGTCGGGGGTAATCGGTTTAAAGAAGTCTCAGAAGCGCTATCCGGTCTTGCTTGCGCTGTGACAGAGATCAAAGAGCATTTAGAACGACAGGACGGTTCTAGCGCTGAGATTAAATCTTCGATTGAAGGAATCGTCGGCATGTGGGAAGGCGGGGCGCGCTGGGGCCGAGGGTTTTGTAAAGCGGCGCGCACTTATGAATGGGCTGTGACCTGGCTGCTATCTAAAAAAGGTTTAGCGACTTTAGGTATCATAGCGCTTGTCCATTATCTGACCTTTCAAACCCTACCCGTATGGGCGACTTGGGCGATGAAAGGATATGCGTTGCTTGAAAAATTTGCAGGGTAATCATGACTACACCACTGGGTAATCTTCCTACACCGCCAACGGTAACGCGACGTGGCTTCCGGCTGCGTTTAGTTGATGACTGGCGCGAGTGCTGGAAATACGGGTCGATCCATATCGCCGCCACCTTCGCCGGTCTTTACCTAGCCGTGCCGCGGCTGCTACCCTCCTTGGCGGACCAGTGGCCGAACGTGGCGCCATTTGTCATGCGCTTTTTCCCGCACGCCGATGGATCTGTCGCCCCCGCTATCGGCTCTCTGCTGATTATTCTGGCCCGTGTTTTAACTTTTGACCGAAGAGGTGAGTAATGGCTGTCATTAATCCGAATTTAGTAGGCGGTACGAATATCACGGCTTTCCTCGATATGATCGCGTCAAAAGCCAGTGAAGGTACCGCAAGTAGCCCGGTTACGGCTAACGACGGCTACGACGTAATTGTGTCGGGCGTTAACGGTCCTAATATTTTTACAGATTACAGCCAGCACCCTTTCGCCTCCGGCCGTGCGCCGGTCGTCGTGAATCACGTAGGCTTGACCTCTACGGCCAGTGGCCGGTACCAGTTCCTGGTAAAAGACTGGCTGGCCTATAAAGCGCTGCTATCCTTGCCGGACTTCAGCCCTCTATCTCAAGATAAATGGGCTATCCGGCTGATCAAAGAATGCAATGCTATTCCCGCGATTCTGGCCGGCGACTTAGATACAGCTATTGGCCTGTGCGCGCATATCTGGGCCAGTCTGCCCGGTAATAGTTACGGCCAGCCCGAATCGACGGACGCAGCCTTAGAGGCTGCGGATACTGCGGCCGGCGGGGTAATCGGTGCGCCTGCCGCCGAATCGGTACCCGAGCCTATGCCGGTACCGGCCGCCACCTCTGAAGGTACCCTGGCGGTTGTCGAAGCGCCTGTATCCGCACCCTCCTTGGTGCAAGATGTCGTATCCTTCATTGAAAGGATCTAATCATGACGCTGCTTTTATCTCTATTTTCAAGCAAGTTATTCCTCGGGCTATTGGCCCTGGGCGCCGGCTGCATCGGTAGTTGGTTCCACGGCCGCGCTACAGGGGTCGCTGCGGCCACGGCTAAGGCAAGTACGCAGATTGCCCTAGCTAACAGTCAAGCAGCCGCAGCACAAGGCCAAGCGAAGGCTGCACAGGCCGTAACAGCCGATGTGCAGAACAGTGTAGCGGCGCAAAAAGCGACAACCGCTATCCCTGATGCATCGATCGATGCTGACTTAAGCGCCATGGGCGAACTGAGGAAAGACTAATGCGCACGCTAATTAGAGTGTTAGTAGCTTGTACAGGACTTGCCCTGGTGTCATGCGCAAGCCAAGCCCCTCTCATGCTGCCCTCGGCACCCGTGGTAATCGATAGCGCCTGTACCTGGCTTTCTCCTATGTCCGCCTCAGCATCGGATACGATCGAGACACGGCGCGAGATCGATACTTTTGACCGAGCCTATCGAGCAAACTGCCCTGCTGTAGCGCCGAGCAAATAAATCGTGTTATCGTAGCGGCTCTTACCTTATTAACTTGAACCAAGGAAACAAAATGAGCGATCAGACCGTAACTGGCGAAACCCCGGAAGCCGTACCCGCAGCCGAACCTGTCACCGAAGTATCGACCCCTGAAGTTGCTGCTACCGCGGAAGCGAGCACTGCGGCCGTCGTCGAAACCCCTGCTGTTCAAGATGCCGCGCAAGCTGAACCTGTGGTCGAAACCCCTGCTGTTCAAGATGCTGCGCAAACCGAGCCTGCCGCTGAAACCCCGGCCGTGGTGTCTGCTGATCCGAGCACAACCGGCGTGGTGATTACCCCTACCGATCACGATGAAGCTACGGACCTAGCTGCAGAAGTGGAAAGCCATATCAAAACGGCTTACGACGACGCCGGCGCGGAAGTACATGCCTTGTGGGCGCGCTTGAAGGAACTGCTGCATCTGTAAAAGTTATCGGGCGCTGAGTTAGGCCCTATTGAAATGGAAAGCCCCGGATACCTGCTAAGGTCCGGGGCTTTTTAACGGACATTACTCCGTCGTGTGCATGGCGTCCTCCGTTCGGTAGAGATAAGGCCTTATCGGGCCGGTACGGAGCGGATAGGTCGCTCAGCCTAAATGCTTTAATTCTATTCTAAGTCAAAGAGATTCGCGCTATGCGGGATTCTGTGGGTGAGGCAGCACAAAGGGGCACAAGTCTTCGAGGTCTTGGATGCCGTTTTCCTGCAAGGCGTCAAGCATCATTGCTGACCGCACGCGATTAAACGCAGCCCGAGTATTCGCCTTTGCTGCAATCGGTACGCTGTCCGCCCCAAACATACCATGTCCCAGCCAGCCCGTAATCCAGTGCATCAGCGTATAGCTAATTTCAAAATTGTATTCGCCGTACACCAGCTTAGCTACGGGTTCCGGGCTGTCCGCGCCGGAGGGTGTGTATAGAGCGATTGATTGCCCTAGTGCTATCTGTTTCATAGCCTCTCCTTTCTATTGATCAAGATGATGCTCGATCCGATGGTGGTTTTAATCATTTCACTCGCCTCCCGAACATCAAAGGCCGTGCGGTATAACTCGGTGCAGGTGCAACTTCCTCAACAGCTTTCAAGGCTTCCAGACGCTTACGCTCGCGCCGGAAAGTCACGCTGATATCCGTCTCAGCACTATTGCGGTATTTGAATTTCGGGTCTTTCAAGCTTTTCGTGGGGGTAGCCATGGCTGTCTCCGTTAAGCGAAATGTTTATTGTGTAGCCGCTCTAATGTCTCGACCTGCTTATCGCTGAGCCACGTGAGATCGTTTATAGAGCTAACGCTAAGAAGGCCGCTTACGAAGCCTTGTTCCCAATCGTTTAAATCTTTCGTGCCTAGCAAGCCTTCAAGGCGGGAAAGCATTTCAGTGGTGCTAACGTGGCGCATGGTTTATTCCTCCGGGTGACGGGCTAGCTGATCTGCGGCTAATGCCTCTTCAGCTAGTTTAGCGAGTCTTGGGCCTTCGAGCCCGGGATTGCGCATGATGCCGATAAGCGCCTGCATAAGCCGTTGATTACTTGCTTCAAGTGCGGTGATCTTGGCTGATTTTTGCAGGCTGCGCACATGGCCTAGCGACCGATTACCGAGTAAGGGCATATTAACCTCCTAACCGTGACCGAGCGACCTCGATCAGCAAATGGTATTCTTTGCCAATCTTGGAATCCGCACCGTGCTTAATATCTACGGCGGCTAAAAATTCAACATCGGTGCCTAAGAAGCATCCTCGCGTTACTTTCAGCCCTGCTTCCGCTTTGAATACAGTAAGCGTGCCCTCTTCGCTACCGACTTTAGAAAACCAAATTAATTGTGCATCGCCGGAGATCCGTGCATCGCCGGAGATCCGTGCATCGCCGGAGATCCGTGCATCGCCGGAGATCCACGCATCGCCGTAGATCTGTGCATCGCCGTAGATCCACGCATCGCCGGAGACCCACGTATTGCCGGAGATCTGTGCATTGCCGTAGATCCGTGCATCGCCGTAGATCTGTGCATCGCCGTAGATCTGTGCATTGCCGTAGATCTGTGCATCGCCGTAGATCCACGCATCGCCGGAGACCCACGTATTGCCGTAGATCCACGCATTGTCGGAGATCTGTGCATCGCCGTAGATCTGTGCATTGCCGTAGATCCACGCATTGTCGGAGATCCGTGCATCGCCGTAGATCCGTGCATCGCCGGAGATCTGTGCCTTGCCGGAGATCCACGTATTGCCGGAGATCTGTGCATTGCCGGAGATCTGTGCATCGCCGTAGATCTGTGCATCGCCGGAGATCTGTGCATTGCCGGAGATCCACGTATTGCCGGAGATCTGTGCATCGCCGTAGATCCAGGCATCGCCGGAGATCTGTGCCTCAGCACTGAAGTTATCTTCTTTTTCTACAAAACCCCCTAAATCCCCGATAGTTACATCCGAGAAAGAAGCCAAGGCTTTAATGCGAAAAAGTTTTACACCGAAAACATTTACTAGGAATTCGCTAGTCAGTTCGAATTTTTTAGACACGATAACTTTCCTCCAGGATAAGATGGACCAGCACAATAATTAAATGTTCAAGCAATGCGCCGTGGTCCTGGCCTCGTAGTCGGATTAGTTCGATAAGATTCGCGGCAGGTCGGCTCATAATTAACCCCTACTGATCGAGCGCATCAGCGCGCCCGAGTTCAAAAGCAAACCACTCGATACTGGCACTGCGATAGCCGTTTGTCTGTAGGCCTGACGCGGCGCTATTCCAGCCCTGTTGATACGCTAGGGCCGACGTAAGGCTGTCGTCCATCAAGGCCAAGAGCAACGGTGCGAGCCAGGTATGCAATTTAGGTCCGGGGTAAGCGAGATGCAGATGGCTCATGATTTATCCTGATTAGTCAGCGAAATTCAAACCCGTTAGCCCGGGCGATAGCGCACCACTGGAAGCGGGCGGTAATCGACGGAAAGCACAGCAGCCCGTTAGGTTTGACGTAGGCGCCAAGCATGCGCGCCTTGAAAAGGAGATAAGACGGCATATTATTTAGCTCAGAAACGCAGCGATAGCCTTATATGTGTACTTGATGCCCAGGGTTTTGCATGTGTTTTCGATGCCTCTGCCCTCTTTATTCGCTATGCCTTTAATCAGTCCTGAAGTCATTTTCTCTGCCAAGCTTTCTGGGGTGTAACGCGCCGCGACCATTGCATATTCAGGGGTTGCGAAAAGGCGCGTGTATTGGGTCGTCAATTCGGCTTGAAATTTCTGGGCGTTATTCATTTTCTCTGTCCCTTGGTCTCGTCAGTGTGTGTGTGTGTGTGTGTGTGTGTGTGTGTGTGTGTGTGTGCTCTACGCACAGACCAGCTAAGCGGGTTTCGACCTTTAAGCGTAGCGCGCGTAATCAGCGAATTCAGTCATTTCCAATAACTT